TATGCTTCTTGAAGTCTGGTTGTGCTTCATCTTTTGCTAGTTCCCAATACACTTCGACAGGAGGCAGGATACCGCCCTGTAGCGCACACGCCATCCAGTTAGGGTCAGGAACCAGTATCTTTGCACATTCATCTACGCTGTCCTCATACACAACACGATAGTCAGACTGATGACCTTCTAGGTTTTCCTTTGCCCAACATAGTCGGTCGAATAGGTGTGTGCCTTGAAACTCAGGTGTCTGCATCAGGCTAAGTCTCCGTGTACATTGACGTTCACATACGCCCTATCTATTAAATTTTGACTTGAGTTGTTGGTTCCAACTGAAACATATCCTGTTGCCCAAGCGTAGGCATTTATCCAAGTGTCTGTGCCACTAGCCGCCCCACTACTAGATGAACCTGACTGTGAATAATCATCATTTGACATACTGCTACTAAAATTTACACTTATATCCCCTGTGCCATTGTCTGTTAGACTTGACAAATTAAAGGAATCACGCGCCGCAATAGTTCCAGTGCCGTTTAAGTTTACCCAAACCTTCGCCAACCCCTGTTGCAGATTAGTCGTGGTTGAGTTGCCTTCACCTGTCACGCTAATAGAACCAGCCGTGGTTACTCCTGTGATTGAGTCTACTTTTAATTGACTAGCCATTATGCGAGGTCTCCAAATGCTACCGATTGAGTTCTGGGGGTATCAGCGGCTCCTGTTGTATCTGTTTGCATCTGATACATATCATAACGAGAAGTTGCTACATCATCTATACATCCGTTATGACCCCACCCAGAAGAGTCATTTGTACAATGACCAGAAAAAGTTGTGTTAGCAAAAGATGTAGATAAATTCATTCGGGCAATGCCTGTACCTTGGTCAACCCCAGAACTGATATTAAAGGAATCGTTTACAGCAAAGGTGTCTGTCTGTTTTACCTGAGACCAAGCCTTAGCCAGCCCCTGTTGAAGATTAGTGGTCGTGCTATTACCTTCGCCTACCACAACGATAGACCCAGCAGTGCCAACGCCAGTAAGCTTATCTGTTTTTAATTCACTCACGCTAAGTCTCCGTGCAACAACGTAAAGTTAAACTTCTGGTCAGAATTTGAACTACCGTTACCCATATCAACTACATCAACTGGATACTGGCCTGTATTAAAAGTACCCCCTGCATCTCTTTTGAAAGCAATTCCCCTTCTGGTGCTATCTCCGCTATCTTGGTTTGATAATCCAGTAACAGCAACATTACTTGTTGAACTTACATTGTTAGCCAATGACGTAGTAAAATTTCCTGTAGAGTCATCACTAACACTGCTAACATTGAAACTGCCAGTAACAGCAGGAGTTTCTTGATTATACTGAAGCCATTGCTTCGCCGCACTCTGCTTAGTCAGCGTAGCCGCACCGCCGCCTGTCGATTGAATGGTATCTGCTTTTAATGTACTCATAGCGTCACCAATGTCCCACCGCTTTCAACGGTTAATGTAACACCACTAGCCACAGTAAACGGACCAGTTACATTGGCGTTCTCTGTAGCAAGGATGGTTGTATCTGCTGTAAGGGATTGTGCGTTGGTACGGAACAAACCACCAGCTTTGAAGTTGCCTTTGTTCTCAGCGGCTGGTGTAATCGTACCCGCTTGTGGGGCAAGGTAATTCACAAAGATATTACCAGTGCCAGAGGAAGGGGCGGCAGTAAATGTTAGTGTAGTGCCATCAGGAATAGTGTAGGCGGCAGTGTCTTGTACAACACCGTCAACTGATACCAGCACATCTTGCACAGAAGATACTGTAGTAGTCAGCGTAAATGTGGTATCACTACCGTCACCATTGAAGCGTTGTACAGCTTTAGTGGCTTGATAACTACCCGGAACTTTTTGACCAATATACGGCATACTTTATTCCTTATGAACTAATAGTATCGACTACGGAAACCCAAACATCTGCACTTGATGCAGTATCACTTTGTACCTTTAGTACATCACTTGCTTGCATTACAACCTTTGCACCACCATCTAGTACCTGCAGGGTTGAACCTACAGGGATAGGTGCATCTTTAATGATGTAGTAGTCGTTAGACCCATCATTGATAAACACATCCATTAGAATCTGTGTTGTTGTAACGTTGGCAATATTGATACCAATCAGTGCATCATCAGAGTTGGCTGTACGCATTGTTACTGCGGCTGTACCAACATTCCTTGCAATGTTTCTTTCAAAATCCTGTGCCATTACTTCTCCTCTGCTGCTATTATACAGCAATAATATTAAATAGTCAAGTTAAAGTGCAATCGCCATAGCCACTGCGAAACCCGCTGTTGCACCCGATGCTGGTAAATTGGTCAACTGAGAGCCATCTACCGCTGGTAATCGTGCAGAACCGTCCAGTTGCACTGCGTTGTTTGCGGATGTACCCGCTGTCAATACTGCTGCCGAACCCAAACCTAGCGTACTACGTCCCGCTGCAGCATCAGCGTCATCAACCAGACTGCGACCAAAGGCCGTAAAATCGGTGACTGCGTACGTATCGCTGCCCGTAGTATAGATAATTTTATTGGCTGCGGTAGTGAGACCAGCAATGGAAGTAAGGCCAGCATCGTATGCTTGTACGTCTGAGCCAATGGCTACTCCTAGAGTTGTACGTTGAGCCGAAGCATCCGCGTCGTCGAGCAGGGCTTTACCTGCTGCGGTCAAGTCGTACGTTGCCGCACTCCCAGAACCAGTGAACTGAATGCCTTTGTCTGCTGCAGAAGTCAATCCGGCAAGGGCTGCAAGTTCCGCATCGTATGCTTGTACGTCAGACCCAATAGCCAAGCCCAAAGTAGTGCGCTGGGCTGAAGCGTCGGCATCATCTAGCAAAGCTTTACCTGCGGCAGTCAAGTCGTAGGTTGCAGCAGAGCCACTGCCAGTAAACTGGATGCCCTTGTCGGCAGCGGATGTCAGACCCGCAAGTGCCTGTAGTTCAGCATCTAGGCGGGCGTTAGCCACTGTGCCTGTAAGCTGAGATGCGTCGATAGCTTTGTTGGTTAAAGTCTGCGAACCAGACAGGGTAGCAACTGTGCTGTCAATAGCGACAGTCAAAGTGTTGCCCGAACCGCTGGTGTCAATACCCGTTCCACCCGCAATGTCCAAAGTTTCGCTGTCTAGGTCGATGCTGAGTGCGCCGCCACTGTCACCTTGAAAATCCAAATCAGATGCAGTTACCTGCGCGTCTACGTATGTTTTGATTGCTTTTGCAGATGCCAGTGTGGTATCTGTTCCAGCAACACTTGACAGGTCTGTGTCGAGGACGCCTGACTTGAGGTTGTCTACTTCGATGTTAGATACGGTGTTGTTGTCCACATCGATTGTTTTGTTAGTAAGACTTTGCGAACCTGTCAGGGTAGCTACAGTAGAATCAATAGCAAAAGTAACAGTGTTGCTTGAGCCGCTAGTATCAATACCAGTGCCGCCTGTAAGCGTGAGAGTTTCGCTGTCAAGGTCGATACCAAGTGCGCCACCGCTGTCTGCTTGGAAGTCGAGGTCTTGTGCTGTGACTTGTGCATCGACATAAGTTTTAATTGCCTTCGCTGAAGCGACGGTATCGTCTGAGCCAGACACGGATGAAAGGTCAGTGTCCACGTCTGTAATGCTAGTTGCTGAACCGATTACGAGACCGTCAACGGTTGCCGTACCGTCTAGGTACAAATCTTTGAACTGTGCGCTAGTTGTTCCGATGTCAATGCTGTTGTTTGCGTCGGGAGTCAAAGCCGCGCCAAACGTAACGTTGTCGGCTGCGGTTCCTACGACGGTTACCCGCGAACCCTCACCTGCTGTCCCATCGTGGTTGTGTCCTGTGGAAGCGTTGAACGCCGCTAATATCTGATTAAATTCATCGTTACTGTCGGCGGCATTTATAACGTCACCGTCAGTGTATGTGGATTGCCGTGCGCTATATCCTGCCATTTGTTATCTCCTTCCTCCCGGAGTAAATTCCAGTTGGTAACCTTTTATTGAAATAGGGGATGCCCCTGCTGTGTCGTCTAATCTTACTGCTATTGTAAATCCACCGCCCTCAACACTCTGTCGTACTAGCGGGGTACCAGATGAACCGTAGACTGCAGTACCGTACGTGGATGTTGTGAAACCGTATATGGCAATCGCTGCGCCTGTAGTCAGGTCGTATTCTGCGGGCTGGGGAACTGCAGAAGAGTTGAAGTCATATCGAATACGGAACTTAGAGTTCACCGCACCTTCGTTCTCGTAGTTCCAGATTATGCGTTGCATCATTTTGCGGATGCCAGCATCACCCATAGTAAAGTCAGCAGACCTGTAAATAGCGGACATATCGGTACCGTCAAAATCGTTGCCAGACTCTTGCTTGTAGACGTACCCATCGTATCCACCGTGTACTACTGTCTCAACACCGCTGATAAAACCGGAAGCGCAACAAGCAGGTTTCAAACCCTTTATGTCAGCGTATTCCCATCCTATGCCCCCGCCTTCTACACCTGCTTTGATAACGCCGATGATTCCTGCCGCAGCCGTTGCCAATTGGGAGTCTTCTGGGAAAAACAATCGATACTGTGTTTTGCCCCGTATGACCACAGAAGAAATGCGGTCTTTGCTTATGTTGTCTAGGCGCGGCTGGATTTGTTTCGATACAGTTCCCAGTTCCACGTCGCCAATCTTTTCAGTACCCGCAATCGTGCGGAGACCGTCCGGAGCAAGATATACAATATCACCTGCAATCTCCTGAACACTAAACCCGTCTACACATCCTATGTTTCTGGTGACGGGCTGTAATTGAAAGTCAGCTACGGATGAACCTGCAATAAGAAATATTTCGTCTTCACAGAACACATACAAACGGTCACGAAAGACCTTTAGCTTTTTGATTGCGCTGTCTACCCGAATAGACCCAGCACCGTTAGCTGTAGAAAAGTCAGCTTCGTTGAACGGGGCAGTAAACACAACCTCTTGTGGATTTGCGGACATACCACCAAAGAATACGTGGTTCTTGAATACCGCAACAAACGAAGGGTCAGACGGTGCGCCAGTAGCATTTATGTCGGTTACGCTACTATTGTCATACGAAGATGCTCTGTTGGCACCATCACACCAAATCACCTTTTCCGTGTTGTTAAAGTTAAAGTTCACGAAGTCGTAGCGACCTGCGCTGGTGCGGCCTGTGTCTATGCTAGTCCAACCACTTCCTGTGCTTTTATATACTGCGGTACCTTGCGAGGCAATGATTTGATTCTTGTAGGTGTGTACTCCAAGTATGGTAGCCGAAGAGCCACCAACCTGTGCAGAGTCGTACTTGGTGAAGCCATTGATGCGGCGATAGCCACCGTTGATGTCAGGCTCAAAGTTTTGCAGTTGTGTGGCAGCACCGGGTGGAAGCGTAAAAGCATCCTTGTCTAGCATCAAGCCACCGCCCAAACGGACAATGAACGGACTGAGCAGGGAAGTATCTGGCATTATACAGCCCTCATGTAATCCTTACGGTTGATAAGTTCGACGCGCATACGACTCAGACCTTCCGTATAATCTCGTAAAGCGAGTTGTGAAAACTGCACGTCAGAACGAAGCATGTGGGAGTAGTACCGTGCGCGATTGATAATCACATCGTGGAAGCGTTCTGGTATAGTGGGTGTATCTGTATTCACGGCCATGTCTGATGTGGTTTTGTAATAGTAGTAACGCACGGTGTACGTAGACTCGTCAGGAACCGGGGACAGGCCGATTTTGTTGTCCGGGGTTTCGTAGATGTACTGAGGGACTGCCCGCGAACCCGTGTCAGGGTTGGTGTCCGACTCATTATAATTCTCTAAATATTCATTGAATGATATGTACTTCAACTTACGTTCGGCGGTGCTTGCAGACTCCTGTATCGTGAAGCTGTCAAAATCTAAAGTCTTGGCATCAGATTCTCTTGAGTATTCTGACGTTCCAGCCGTGGTAGTAAAGGATTGGCTCTGTACTGTAAAAGGCCACTCTACTTCGGAATTGATAATATCGCGCTGGGCTTTGTTTACAAAATCTTTTACAGACGACTGAACACCACGAGTAGAAGTTACGTTAGTTATTTCAACTTCGTTTATTTCACGTAAAACAGCATTAATTAGTTCTAGGTATGTCATAATTAAGCCTTATGCTGTGGGTTGTAATATTCTTCGACGGACACGATTACTTCCATTGTATTAGCTGTTTCACCGTACACCACAATCTTATCTCCCGCGTGTAGGTTAAAGTAGCCGCCATTTACCAAGTTAATTACGCTGTGTCCTGACATGGACAGACCATTTGCAATGTAGTGATAGGTGTTATCTTCTTTGTGGTAAAACTGCACGTACACTTTTTTTGTAGACGTGTTGTTGTTGCTTATGTGCAGATACCGTGTGATTGCGCCAAAGTTAGCAGGGCAGGTGTACACTACGGTTGCACTTGCATCTGCAGAGGTAGACGAAATAGTGTACCCCTGTGTGTGAAACTTTGAATTGGTTAAGTCTGGCACAGCTAGATTCTTTCCTGCAATAGATTAGTAGCCATTAATTTTCGCTATCCAATACTTCAAGCGATTCCAGCTTGTCTCTAGCATCTGCCCAACTTTGGACTGCTTTATCCATTTCTTCGAGCAGGTCTGGATGCTCTCCGATAGCTGCCGGATTGATTGTGTAATTTTTAAATACATACTCTGCACTCTTTTGCTGGGCTTTGTACTTGTGGCGTAGGGCTTCTACTGCTAATTTTTTCATGGGTACCTCTTACACCATTATAAGCTAAAGTAAACAAATAGTCAAGAACTATTGTAATTCCTTGCGTATGCTGTCAAGTGTTTCTTTCAAGGTAGGGCCATCTTTTTCGCGGGGGTTGTACACACACTGGTATTCTCGTGGACAAAACTCGTTAATTGTCATGGTTTCTATTGTGTTGTTTGCACCCCTATATGTACAGATGTACTCTGTGTAGGGGTTTTGTTTTATTTTAACTCTTTCATAAGCAACAAGTCTACACGTAGTCCACTTGGTATTCGCTGCTTTGGCTTGTTTGGACACAAGGAACATAACAAATGCGTAGAGCAAAGCAGAAGCCAGTCCAATCATAACAACCCACGCTACTATTTCTACAAACTTACGTCTGCGTTCCCGTTGGCGGTAAAGTGTTTCCTGCCGTTGCTTACGTATCTGACCTTCCATACGTACTAGGTCATCCCACTTTGACCTACCCATAGTCAGGCTAATCCACTGCTGTAGTTCATACCGCTGGGCTGCTGCCTTTTCTTTGTTGGCAAAAGCAGTGATGGCTTCTTCTTCTATACTTGCGCCATTAAACAGCTTCTTGAAGATAGGCGGGTTCTTGGCTTCCTTTTGTGCTTGGTCAATATCACTTAGCGCACCCATCCAGCGAGACAAGTCACCAGCCATAGACTCAATGTCACGACCTACTTGCATCCCCTTTTTGATAGCACCGAAAGCCGCCGATGCGGTAGCCATTGCGCTAATAGGGTCCATCTATGCAGCTTCTTCCGCTAGTTCTTCTACAGGGTTCTGTGCAGATACGCCCATCCACTTAGACCACTCAGCGTAGTAGTGACGCATACCCACCTCATCGTGGATTGTGCCGCCTTCGTGTCGCCCGTGCAAGATGTTACGTGGCTCTGTGCCTGTACGCATGGTTGTGCCTTGTCCAGCTACGCCAATCAAGTCTTCGTGTAGGTTACGGCCAAACGGTCCCCAGATAGAGTTGTGGTGTTCGATACGAGTAGCACGGTCTTCTGGGCTGTCACTCTTCAAGCCGTAGCCACGGAACTCAATCAGTACCTTGTTAGGGCCAAGTGGGGTTACGCTGTCGCTACGGTACGCACTGCCGCGTAGATTGAAGTTGAAGCCGGGGAACAGGTCTACCATGTACCACTGGTTTGGTGGCAGGTTAGGAAATGACAGTTCACCCCTGTCTTCAAAGCCCTCGTACTCTTCATATTGCACTGTGAAGCTGCTGACGTTTACGTGTCCGTTGTTGAACGGTATGTTCTTACGTGCGAAGTACGCATCGTTGAATCCGGTTACACGATTGTGGTAGTGCATGAAGTCGTGGTAGAACTCAGAGTTTGTGTCGTGCCACAGCTTGTAGTTTGTTTCGATGATGGCTTTGTGATAGTGAAATACCTCTAGTGGTTCGGTGTTAATAGCGTCGTCGATACAATCAAACGCACCATCTAGCCACTGCTCAAGTCCCTGTGTAGGGTTGCGGTCTAGTGTAGTCCACACCATTCCACCATAGTTTACTTCTGTGTGCAGCTTATCCCATGCAGCATAATCTAGTTCAGACAGATTACCTGCCACACGCACAATGCCGGGATTGTGGTACAGATAGGCTTGAATGCCATCAGGCTCGTGTGCAACAAGCACATTCTTGTGTGCAATCTGTGATGTACGATAGCGTCCTACTTCTGGTAGTTCACTTTCGTGGCACACAGGCACCCATACTTTAGCAAATATCTTTTCAATCTCTTGCTCGTACAAGTCATAGTCAGAGTAGATAAGCGAACTGATGTGTTCTATGCTAGGAGTCTTAGTCCATTGTTTGTGATTTCTAGGGGGCATTCAATATACCTTTACATCGTCTGGGTTTACATAGCGGGGTACACAATACGCTGTTACTCTGTCTTTCGGGTCGATAAAATCACTGTATTGATAGTTGCCGTATCGTTTGGTTACGCGGGAAGCAAAGTAGTTACATTCGTTTATGTTCCAGAAATACATGTCACTGCTCTCTAGGGTACGAAAGTTCCCTGTGCCTATGTACACAAGCAACAAGAAGACGTGGGCTGTCAAAACTCCCCTGACTTCATTGCATCCGCAAGCTTTCTTGCCCGCGAACCCACCTGCCTTGCCCAACGCGAATCCATCATCTCAAGACTTGCGGCATCGAAGTTACCCTCGTGGATAGCGTTCCACATTTTTTTGAACTTGCATAGGCGCGGCACACCCATATTGAAGGCCATGTCCATCAAGATTAACTGGCGCACTGCATCTAGGTTGTCCACGCACTTGTGTACCTGTGACAGTTCGTTTTCTACTATCTTGATGTCGTTCATTGCAAGATAACGGGCGTCTGCCTCGCTAATACCTTCGGTGTACACGATAGCCATGTTGGGTATGTCCATGTAGGCTAATTCTTCAGGACTTATGCCCCGGTCTTTTAAGTTTCGTCCTATACCGATGGTGTCTATGCCCAAAGTATCTTGGTACACTGTAAGTACCATTCCTTCGTGTTCGATTAGTTTGTCTAGGAAGTGTGATACGTTATACTTCATTTTTCATGTCCCAACCATACCGCAAATGCACCTGTCATTGCCCCCGTGACTACACTTACCAGTGCTGACTGTTGTGTTGTCGGGTCTGGCAGAAGCATGAACCATTCTACTACTCTCCACGCTGATATTGACATCATCAACATCATAAGGCGGGGCAGTATCTTCCACTTGAGGAATCTTTCCATTGTCAATTCTGCCATGTTTACTTCTTTCCAAAGAACTTCGTCGCTGCTCGTGTTCCAAAGCTTGCAGCAACAATAACGCCCAAGCTGTACTGGTACCATTCAGGCATTTGCTCCAATTGTTGAAATCCGTTACGTACAAGTTCTTCCATCCCCGGAACAAACGCTAAAATAAGTGGTAGGCTAAATAAAATTGTCAGCCATTCGTCTTTCCACGATGACTGACTTCCCTTTGCCATCTCCAAATCCCAATCGATTTCTCCGGTGGCTTTCTTTTGCATAACCATCGCTTCTGCTTCTGCTTTGGCTACCTTTGTTTTTGCTTGCGCTTTCTTTTCTTCTACTTTACCAGCCATCCACGTGCCAGCAAGTTCTGCTACAGGTCCGATTAGTAAGTTTAACACTTCCACCTCTTTCTTGCTTGACGCAAACGACTGTTAGGATTCTTTGCAGCTTTAGGAAACTTTTTCATTTGCCCAGCGGACCTAGCACAGTATGACTTGCGACGTTTTGCTGCGGCACTGCCCGGCTTGACTTTACCCGTAACAGCAGTCTTGAGTTTAGAGCCGGGATTCTTGCGACGGTAAGCAGCTACCCCAGCCTTAGTCATTCCCGCACCCTTCTTTGTGGCACGAAAGTTCTTTTTGTTACGGGCTGGCATGTTATCAGGTTTTCTTGGTGCCACGTTTCTTCCTTTTCCTTCCAGATGCAGTAACAGACCATTTTACTTTGGCTGGTCCCGTCTTCTTAGCTGCTTCTTTTTTGGTGATGCGCTTGGCGACTTTGGCAGGTCTACAGGCTGGGTAGGGACGTTTCTTTTTCTCTGAACCAGAGCGACCGCACTTCTTGCCAGTCTTCACATCCCGCCAGTCTTCTTTGAACCATTTGGTTAAGCCGCCCTTTGGTTTAGCCATTAGGCGTACGTCCCACCACGCTTCTTGTAGGTCTTAACCAACCAAGCATTTGCATATGCACTAGGATATACCTTGAATTTCTTCTTTGCTTCGGCCTTGACCCGTGAGTACAGGGCTTTGTTTTTTGGTGTAGGGCTTTTTGATTTTTTAGCTGCCATTGTATATTTACCCCCGGCAAAAGTTATTGCTTATATCACGAAATAAATAAAGAGTCAAGGGGGCAAGTTGCCCTGCCCCCAATATTGTTTAGGCGAATGGTGCGCCTGTTCCGGGGTCACCCAAATCACACATAACTGCAACACAACGG